AAGCCTCTTCATAGCCGCTAACGGCACTTTCGGTTGCAATCCACTGGGCCTTCGGAGCGTATCCCAACTGCTCAGCGTTAACCGACCGCCAGAAGTTCCGAAGACGTGCGGGGTCCTTCATGAACCGGACAAGGCCGTATCGAACGCGACGACCGTCAACGTTCATAACACGCCCGGTCATTCGAATGATGGGTAGGCGGTTCAGACGATACTCGAACGGGCCGGCAAGGATCTTCCAGCCGGTAACAAGGTGCATCTGAGCGTATCGTACAGGAGCGAGGCGGGTCCGCACCGGCATACCGTGGGACTCTACAAGCTGATCGATGGTCTCATCCGAAATCTCGGACATGAAGCCATCGTTGAAAAGGGCGATCAGGCGGTCACGCTCGATCATCCGCCAGTACTCGGTTACACGAACTGTCTTGTCGTCGCACCAACCTTGATAGCTGACACTCGAGGACATGTCGCGGAGAGTAGAGGGATCTTCGTCCTTCCACTTACGTTCGTATTCGTTAGTGGGTAGGTAGTCGTCTACAAAAACGTGATTAGCGTCGCGACCAGTGGGGTCAAGAGACATACGGTCCCACAGAACGCTGAGGGCGTCGTCGATTGGTTTAATCTTGATGTCTTGATCGAATACGTCCTCATTTGCGTACTCGACACATACACGAAAAGCGCCATCACCACAAGTGACAGCGCTCTCAAAAGCTGAATCATAAATTCGGTTAGCCCGGCAGTTCATCTCGATAGAGCGAATAAGGTCGCCACGGGTGGATGCTACATCGGCGTCGCCGTCTTCACCAGGAAGGACCTTGACGGACCTCCGGTCTTCACGCCAGTCACCAACAAGTTGGGCAGTGAACTGGGGAATAGAGTTGATTACAAGATTGGGTAGACCCTTTCGTTGACGAAGGACTTCCGGGTCCCACTGCTCGCCAACTGCAAAGCGCTTGTCGGAAAGAGCTTCTGTTCGGTTGTCGTCGTCAGCCGCAAGGTCAGCCTCGTAGACTTCACGCATGTCACGCAGAAAACTCTCGACAGAATCGAATCCGTCGGGAATGTAGTCTGGGTCTACTTCTGTGTCGTACTTAAGCACGTCAATAAGGCGAGCCTCGTCCATCGACTCGGTCTCTTCCTTGGCGTACTCAGTACCTTCTGCGATTTCAGAGTCTTCCAATGTTAAATCATCCAACTAGTGTCTGTTGCAGGGTAGTCGCTTTCCCAGTCTGCCGTAACCTTCGGTCCAGACTTATCTTGGTTTAGTGCCCCGGAGCGCACTACCGCCCTACCAGCAATCTTGTCAAAGATCTTTGTAAGGCCCCAAACCAAGGCGTCAACTCGGTCGGGTGAACCGTGACGACGGATCTGATCGATGCTGAACGTACACATCTGGTCTTCCAGAAGGTCGTGACGTCCAACGTGGTGGATTCGTCCTTGCTCGTACAGGGCACTGATCGGCTCTGCTCGAACAATCTTACCGCGGCTGGCGTGTACCAGTTCAACGGGGACGGATCGGTCGACACTTTTAATCGTGTGACTGACCATTTCCCCGCCTTGATTCTTTTCCGCGATTATCTTGTCAGCGGAGTACTTGCGGTAGAGGCTGACGGCCTTTCGGGCCCACTCTTCCGGATTGCCCTTTAGCGACCCGTCTTCGAGTACATATCCCCGAGCGTATCCATCTTTGTCACGGGCAAGTCCCACGACCACAATCCCGTTCTCGTCCGAGTGTTCTTCGGAAGAAGTAGCGGGGTCAACTGCGACGTAGACACGCTCAAGATCTTCAGGAGCTTCGTTAAGTCTTGCATCATCGATTGATGCACGAGTCCAAAGAGCTCCGGGGATGTCGTCGAGAATTTCACCGTCGAGCTCTTGCCGTCCGAGCCGAGTTCCACCATATCGATCTTCGATTTGTCTAAGGAACGGCGCAGCGAGGTTATCTGCGTTGTCGTAAGTCCGGCCACGAGTAACAATGGTGTCTGCATCGCCGACTAGCTTTCGGATGAGTGGTAGAGGACGAGGGGTGGTAGTAACGATTTGTCGAGGCTGTTCACCAAGACGGAGGCCGAACTGAAGCTGATCCCACGAGTCTTGCATGTACTGCCACTTGGCAACTTCGTCACACCACGCTGCGTCGTGCTGCGGGCCGCGAAGCTGATCGGGCTGGGTGGCGTTGTAGAGAAACCCTACGGCGCCGTTAGGCCACGTTACTCTTCGCTTAGAAGGCTCATAAATCGGTCGGAACTCAGGCGGATGTACGGCCAAGAGTCCGCTTTCACCTTCGACCATGACGTCTCTAGCGTCGCTCGCGGTTTCGGCAACCAGAGCAATTCGTGAGTACCTGCCTTTTGCTGTCGGCGTCGGACCACAGACCCAATCCCTAATAGTTTCTGCGCCGCAACGAGTCTTACCGAATCCGCGGCCAGCGAGGATGAGCCACGTAGTCCAGTCACCCTCAGGGCAAAGCTGGTTGGGACGGGCCCAGAACTTCCAGTCGTACTTAAGGCTTGCTTTTGCTTCCGCCGACAATTCGGAGAGGATCTTCTCCCTTTCGGGCTCGGTCAGCGAGGCCAGATATTGCGCGGGTGAAATCTGCTGCTTCATTCTTTACCTCTTCGTATCGAATGGCTTCTCCGTCTCGTCCGGTGATTTCCTGACGATCAGTGAGCATCCCGAGCTGTCGAGAGCCGAGCTCAAGGCCTCGCAGAACGGCGTTAAAGTTACCATCCTGCTCAGCCGCTTCGATAATCTTGATAAGCTTACGCGTAATGTATTCAGGCTTAAGTCGAATTTCGTCAACGAGCTTTTGCGACTTAGCATTGATCGTTGCCTTTACCTTTGGATCGTTCAGGAGTTCGTACCCCATACGATTCTCGTTGCCGGGTCTCATCTTGTAGCCGGCCTTACGAACAGCCTCAGCGGCGTTGTAGTCGGAGGCGAAATAAGCCTCAACGAACAAACGACGCTTGATGGACAGCTTATCCAGAAGTTCTTCGTAGGTGGGCTTAGTCACTCTTGTTCTTCTTTCCTGCGGACTTGGTCCTTGGGTAGGAGCGATTTGCTCTCTTTGAGGACATCTCGAGATTTGACCTCTTGTTGTCCCGTGGGTTGCCATTCTTGTGGGCGACGTCTTTTCCGTCCCCCTTGCGAGCCTTTCCTGCTGCCACCATCTTTCGACGGGCTGCGTTACGGGCGGCTCTGCGCTTAATCTGTGCGGGTTTGCTGTTGTACTTTGCTTGTGCCCGTCTGCGGGCCTCTGAGCCGGGCTTACTGGGCATAGTGAAAAACTTTCTTTCCTTGCTCTATACACGTATTATACCATATTTTGGTGCAAATGTCAAGCACTATTTTCATTTTTATGGTATTTTGTGCATTTTTTTATCATTTTTCATTTTTTTCTTGACTTTTGGAGCAAAATGTGGTATAATATCTTTAGCGGGGGGATAATATAGGGGATATTAGAATTCAACAATAAAGTTTAACTTTCAAAAATCCTCTTGGTGTGGGCGGGGCGGCCTGCACGGTGTCTTCTTCGGAGTAGGCGGGCGGACATCTAAAGAAGATCAGTATATCTCCGATGTCATCTAAGGTGAGTGGGGCCGGTATCCGCCGAGTCTAGCTCACCTTTTGTCGTATCTGCGCCCATGACGTACGAGTCGATCTTGTGAGCCAGCGAAGAGGCAGCGCCTGCAATCGCTTCCGACTCACGGGCCGAATCGATGTCCTGAACCTTCACGAAGTCGCCCCAACCCATGCTGGTGCCGAACGTCTTGTTCACGGTGAACTGCTCAGAGCCGAACACCGAGTCCTGTACGCCCGAGGACAGGTCCTTAACGCCATTGGTCGTCTCAGTGACGTCATAGCGGGGACCGACCTGTTCGGAGACCGAGTAACCATTGCGGGCATTCATCTCGCCATCAAACTTCTTCCACGTAGCAATCTCAGAGGAAACAAGCTGATTTTGAAGATGAGCCGCAAAGGTATTCATAACCAGCTTCTGCTGGTCAACAGTAATAGTAGCCATACTGTTTTACCTTTCTTTTCTTCTTCTAGGGTTAGTATTTACGTTTCTTGAAAAGCTCACGACTGAACTCATCAAGATTGTCAGTATCCGGTTTGAAAGCCGGCCTTACCGAGTTGCCACGAGTGTTCGTAACAGGGGGGGTAGGCGCCTTTGAAACCTTCTTCTCAGGAGGATTGGACGGTCCTTCAATCTTAGCCGAAATACGACCAAGAGCGATTACCGCGTTGACAGGGCCCGAAGTAACGATTCGCTGGGCTTCTGCCATGTTGTCGGACAGGTAGTACATGATCTCTGGCCCGTTGTCCAAAGACATAATCGTAGTCGCTAGGAAGTCACCGTATTCTTCCGTCACACCCTCAAAAGCTTGGGCGAGGGACTGGGTCTTTTGCCTCACGTCAGGGAGAGTTTCCTCTGCCTTCTTGAGCTTCTGTTCCCATCCTTCTACTAGCTTCTGCTGTGCTTCGGAAACCTTAGCGGCTTCTTGTGCGGCACGAGTCTCTTCGTCCCTCTTTCGGAATTCCTGTTCGATGTCGAAGCGCGTAGCGTCTCGAATGTAGTGGGGGTCCAAATCACCGAGGGGGTAAAGGGGCTTACCGTCCTCACCAATGGCGTCAGGATCTGGAGCATTCTCCGTCTTCGCTTCAACCTTTGGCGTTACTTCTTTCTTTGGAGGTTCGAGTTCGTTCAGTCGTCGCTCTAGATCTGCGGCTCGAGCTTCCGCCCGTTCTGCTTTCTCGTCGGCGAGTCGCTGCTTCTCTCTCAGCTCGTTGATGCGCTTCTGGAACTTGCTTACTGGCTTCTGTTCCGTTTGCGAGGGCTCATCTTCCTCGTCCTCGACGTCTTCCACATCCTCCTGAGGATCGTCACCTTCTTCTTCGATGTCGTCTTCCGAGTCTTCTACAACCTCT